AATAGTAGAAGATATTGTGTTTGTAGCGGTAAAGCCAGACATCGCAATGGTTTCTAGATCATTATACAACAATGTACTAGTCGGATATGTGTATGTCGATCCAGTCAGTGAACCATAGGTGGACGACATAGACAAAACACCAGAACTATAAAGGTTGGTGTTGATGTAGAATATATTAGCAGTAGGATCTTGCGGCGCTTCCGGAAATAACCACCCCTTTATTGTAAATGAAGTATCAGCAGATACTTTATACTTTGCTGATGCCGCTATATCGTTTGGGTATGCTAAGGTGACACTACCGTTCCACAAGACTTCAGATCTGATCTCAAATTGATTAACCAGGTTAAAGCTTGAAGGTATATCCCACGATAATATGATATAGGGGTTGGCATACGGTATAAAGTTTGATAAAATTTGATCTATATCAGCCTGGAACTTTGCGACTATTGACATAGAAACCGATATATCAACAGGTACGGGTACACCTACAAATGATGTAGTCGGCTGCTTTACACCGGATTCTGAACCTGCTTTGCTAAAGTAAAACCCCGGAATCTTGTTAAAAACACGCTCATTTGCGCGACTTACACCCGCAATTGACACAGCCACCACCGGTAAAGTGATATTCTGGGCTTTGTTTACGAGGTCATAAATAACCCTTTCTTTGGGAGAATATACGTATCGGACCTGAAGCGAGCTTTGGGGGACTCTATTTTTATTGTAACGCTTAATAACAACATTATCGAACGCAGCAACAAAGCTAGTTATCAGATCCTTTATCTCAAAGTGATATGCTTGAGCTTTAATAACCCACCCCAGTATAACATAATGCTGCCGTTAACATTCAATAATATTTAACGACAGCACGATCTTTAATGAAATCTATCTACAAAATGAGCCGGTAACTTGTGCTTGGTGCGCTTTAGTACATCTACTATATTAGCATCCATTATATACGTAACTGAATGGTCGTCGATACCACGCGTTGCGCGACCGGATGCCTGCACCAGCGAATTTAGCATCTTATTTTCATACCAATCTTTGTCGATATCAAACAATCGCTTGATTCGCTTCTGAGATAGGGGGAGGTACGGAAGCTTTACAATGATCTGAAATCTCGCCAGGTCATCTTTAAGATCGACACCATGCGTCAAGGATGGACTAACTAAAACCGTGGGTTCGCCTGTTGTGTGATGTGAATTTAAAATAGACTCATTGTTATCAGTTTCACTCCTAAACAAGAAGCGACTATCATCACCCAACGCATCCTTCATAAAATTTGCAATGCTCATGGTGTGGGTATGAATAATACCCTTCTCATTTTTATGGTGTTTACAAATTTGCTTAATTTGTTCGGTTACAGCAGGCAAAGCCTTCTTCAATCCTTCATAATTGAGGCGGTACTTAGTGGACGCGTATATCGGTGACTTTTTAGGATCAAACTCCGAAGGTGCTTCTATATATTCATAATCTGTAATACCCAATGTCTTGGCAAAGTGTTTGTAATCGATAATAGTAGCAGACATCAAAAGTACTTTATCCGCATGCCCAAATACATGATGTGAAAGGTTGTTAACATATAACGGCATGATATTAACACTCAACCCAGTCCTATCAATGACAAATTCGGTTTCAGTCCACAATTTATCCACAGTAGATAACGAACTGTGCAAATTCTTCAAATATGATAACTTAGTTTTATCTGCCGCGCTGAAGGTGGATCGCTTCTTACTTAACTTATTAGTTAACTCATTTACGCGGTTAGTTATGTTTGCAGCAATTTCACTAATCCATGTCCGCGTATTACTATAATCGTCTGAGTATAAAGGATCATACACAACGCCACAGGATTTCAAGCGTTGATATATAATCTCAGCTGAAAATTGGCGCACCAACTCATCTTCTAGCTCAGATGCCTCATCACATATGATAAATGACTTTTTCTTCACGTGAGCAGGTAACGCGAGAAACATTTTATAATTCAATGCAGAAAATCTAGATAGGATAGCGTCATTGCGAGCTTTATAATATGGGCACCGATTCTTCTCCCAGCACTCATCCTTTAACTTATGCAAGGTTACGCAAGGTGCGGTTTCTACGTCAAAGTTAGGGTCTACGTCACACATGTAGTTGCTCTTGCCCTTAGCAACATGTGTATCATCAAACAAGGTAGCGTACTGATCTTGAAGTGACTTTGTTATGGTTAACACAAAAGAGCCATGGCTCTTTTCATTAGAGCATTCGGCTTCATTCGTGTAAACACCACCATAATCTTGACGGAAGGCGTCATATGTACGAATCATCGAAGTGAATTTCGATGATGGCTCATCGCATGTGCCGGAAATAGTCTTACCCAAAAAACTCTTACCAGAGCCAGTAGGAGCGTTAACTATCACGAATTTCTTACCAGATTTAAACGCGTTCTCTATGCGCTTAATCAAAATGATCTGATGGTCGGCTGGAGTGTAACCTGTAGGAAAATGGGAAATACAATTATCTATCACGCATTAAAATATAATGCAAATGCAAGATTCATTCAACACTTTTTATCACTCTTATTTTAACTTCAGAATTTAAGAGTTTGGAAGGCTTCGGCGGCATACACATAGATAAGGCACAATCCATGTCTATATTTTTATTGATAAAGTCGTCGGTTCTATACGACAAAATAATAGATCCACATTTGTTAGTAACCTTAAAAGGAAATGGTAATTCCTGAATAGGCATTTTTTCACTATTCAGCTTAGATTTAAATTTGAAATTAAGATAGAATGTTTTAATACTGAAAAGTATTAATTTGCCCTCTTTCAAAACCTTACCATTCAAGGATATGGATATATCCTTTTGAAGAAGGGAATTGAATAGAAGCTCTGCTTGGGCGATTTCTATATTCATCTATTCATAAATTCTATTTTATCCCTGGTGGACATTAGTGCTAACTTTTCATTAAAAAATTCCCAAAAATTCGCTGATGGTACTACTGCAAACATTTCGCACGCATCCATATTGATACACCTATAATCTTGCATTAGCACATCCCAGGTAATTAACAAATTTTTGATAGTTGGATTAAAATTAGGTCGGTTAAACGATGACTTAAAATTAAGCGCAATCCTACCCTCCGGGCTAGTGAGCAGAGGCAAACTACCAGTACATATCATTCGCCGAGTAGACGGAAACCCAGGCTTAAGCCGTCGCCTGTTGAACTTAATCTCTACAACATTACTTTGTTGCAGGAGGGTTAACGATGCAAGCGATACTCTCATTGTCGTCTATAACGGACGCGATACCGAAAATTCTTTGTTCATTCAGGAAGATACCCTTAGACAGCTCTCCGTATCCTTCAATTTCCATGTTTGAAATGGGAATACCTAAATTATTTGGAAAAATAACGTAGTCTCCTACTTTTGCCATTTTAACATTGGGCCCTGCCAGCAGCACCTTACCGATACGCCAAGCTCTTGTGTCGGCGTTAATAGGTATAAATAACCCGCGGCGCTTTATCAAAGTTCCATCCGTAGACTCGTCTGTGAATGAAACAAGTATCACATCATCTAGGATAGCCTTTAGGCGATATCCATATAGGACAGAATTAAAGCTATTTTTAGGTAGCTCGGCTAAGTCAATGGAGCTCTTTTGAACTGGTAGCGCTTCTATGTTTGCTGGCATATATTGTTATTGTTTAATCTGTTCTTTCAAGTAATCAACTAAAATTCTGTTGGATTTAATCTCCCTTTGCGAACATTCCATGTTTACGGCAATTAAGGGAGTTATATCCACCGCGTCACTTTCCTTTTCCTTTGCCGCTTTCTTGATATATTGGATGCGTTTGTATTTAAGCTTGGGAAATATTGATAGGTAAAAATCAAACAAGGATTTCTTGTTGTCAAATATACCACAATATTTATTAGTCGTCATGTTGACTATGATAGCCAGCTCCGGTGAATGCATGCTAATCCAACGATTAGTCATATACGCAGAAAACTGCGATTCATCATCCACAGACTCTAATGAATTAGAGTTCTTCGTGTATAGGATGGAATTGATGTAGTCGAAAATTGTCTTCATACCCGCGTCAGCAAATCACCTTTGTAGTGGCAATGAAGATATCGTCTACCAGAGCGTAGAATGTATTAATAACATCCCGCATGAAAGATTGAGCTTCCTGGTCTGTGAGGTTAGTAGAATATGCGAACGCCGGAGCTTTCTTACCTGCAGTAATATTAATTCCAGTGTGACCCAGAGCTACATTATTCTTAGAGTACGTGATGCTCACACTGCACTTGCCCTTTATCTGAGCCACGCCACCCTGAACATGTTCCTTGTGTACCATGAGGTCGTCCCCATCAACCTCAATCGGTGCCTTGATATATTTTATGCTCAAAATGTTCGCGATCTGCGTATTGAACAATCGCTGAAAGCAGACAGCGCCGAAAGGATCCAGATTAGGAATCTCCCAGCAGAAGTTAATCGCGTCATCGCTGTATATGAAATCGTTGCTGATAAGATCTTCACTATCTATCATTCCTGCAGCCTCGACTACCATAGGAGCTCTAAAGGCGACAATATTGCCGATAGGAAGCGTCTTATCGCGAAAATGCTTGTACGCGAACCGAGCATGGATAAGAGAACCGTCGTAAGTTTTAATGTCATTAAGAATCATAATATCAATTATAATTGTATCTGCTAATTAATCAATAGTTATTGAATTATTAATCCCAGCCCAGCCTACACCGGGTGAAAATGTCGTCACATCCAATGTTGTAGAAACCCCTGGTATGGGTGTCCACAATCGCACGCCTTTACTAATTAAGCTTCTAAACAATTCCCTATCTTGAAGTTTATATTCGTACACATCGTCTCGTATTTTATTCCAAGTATCTCTATCACAAGCCCAGGTACATGTAGTTGACTCTGCAGTGCGCCAATGGCAATTAGTTTTACCGGAGAAAGCCACAAACTCGTGACCACGCGTAACATCATCGGTGCGTTTATATCTATCTAAGTGATCAAACCCAGTAACCAAACCAAAGCTTTGAGCACCTTTGATAATAACATCCACAGC